GTACCAATTTGTGGTTGGTAAGTTCTCTTTTCAGTTTCAAAAGATTGTCTACTAACTTCATTCATATCAATATAGTCAAACTGACCGTATCTATTTTTAAATGCAATCCTTTGATTAGGATATTTTGTAGGACAAACTATTTCAAATCTAACCGATGTTCCTATTGGTGTAGAGCCAGTATATGCTTGCATACTAAACCATTCTAATGAACTTAAAGATGCTGCATATGGAAATCCTGCGTTAGATGGTGCTTGTGGATATTGTAATATACACAAAGATGTTGTCGTAGCATTTTCGGTAATTAAATCAGTAGCAGTTCCTAAATTAGAATCATATGTTATCCTATCAGGAACAATTGCACCAACGTTACCAATGAATACACCCATAGTTCCAACATCAGTAGTTAATACGGATTGTGTTACAGGTCCATCAGTCATTAAAGGCCAGAATGGTGTTTTAGCTGATATTTGTTGTCCTATTGGCTCAGGGAATATACCATACCCATCCAATGCTCTATAAGTTTGTGAACGAACGTGTGAGCCTGTTATATATACACTACCTGAAAGATATTGTGTATAGAAATCAACTGCGAAATACATTACGTTTGAAGGATTATCAATTCTCAAATCAGTTAGAGTTGAGTTTATAATTCTATTCAAATCGAATATACCTACTGTTGAAGTATTTGGAAACTTTAATAATGTGTAATCAGGCACCGAAGATGATTGGAATAGATTTCCTTGCCAATAATATAATTCACCTACATATTGAAATGAAGATGATGTATATAGTGGCGTATTCTCACTTACCGTAAATATAATCGGTGATTGAGCTAACGATGCTGATGCTGGTGTTTGTGTAATACTAAGAGCCATAAAGTACTATGTGTTTATTATAAATAACCACCGACTTTATAAAAGTATTCGATACTATTTTACATCCCTAAATTCTTTCTCCACAATGTTGCCTACTTCGACTGCTATTTCATCTACAAGTGCGCTTACATAATCATCAATCATCTTTTGAACTAACGGGTCATTAATTGCCTGTTGAGCAAAGTTAATTGATTTAGGTACGTTTGGAGTTTTACCAGTCCTAACACTGTCTGATACATTTGGGTCATTCCAAAACTTACCATACTCAGCGCCTGGCGGAGAAACATCTAATTCAAATTCAAATGAACGTTTAGCACCAGCTTTAGATTGCTTAATCATACCTGAAGGACGATTATAATCTGCTAACTTACGTTTTAGATTACCCGTCTTTTTAGGTGCTTTTAAAACAGCTAAATCTCTAATCTTATTTGCTATTTGTGCTAATGTTGCCATTATGTTGATATGTTAGCTGAAGATGTAAATGTATGATATACATACGAGCCTGATATTGAAACACTACCACCACCAATAAGTTGTGTTGTTCCTGGATATCGTATAATATTAATACCAGCAGAACCACTTGCTCCTGTTATTGGACTGAATGATGCTCCACCGCCACCACCTGCTCCTTTATTTGGTGCACCTGCTGTTGCTAATATACCAAATTGTTCATCACCACCAGTTCCACCTCCACCAATTCCAGGAGTACCAGGATTAATACCATAAGAATTACCTCCACCGGCAGAACCTCCACCTGCGTAATAATTTCCATCTAACCATTGTGAGCCTGAACCACCACTACCTGCGTAAGATAAATACCCTGCACCTGCATTAAATATCCATGCAGTTCCGGCTGATGAAGCACCTCCACCACCACCGCCTGGGTATAAATTACTTCCTGCTCCACCAGGTCCACCATTATTGCCTTGGCCGCTAGTTGCTAATCCTCCACTAAGTGCCGTTCCTTCGCGTCCACCTGCACCTCCACCAGAACCACCATTAGAACCTGCAGCTTGGTTTCCTGCACCTCCACCACCGCCAATAGCAGTTAGTGAAAATACTGAAGAATTTTGTCCATTTGAACCGGATTGTAAATTAGTACTTCCTCCTCTACCACCTAACCCAATAGTTACAGGGTAAACAGAAGAAGGTTGTAATGAAAAACTTCCAGATAATAAACCACCTGCACCACCACCTGCACCAGGACCATTACCACCTGCACCTGCACCTCCGCCGCCACCTCCTGCTACTAAAAGATACTCTACACTTAATGATGATGTTATACTTCCTGAAAGACATGTAAAGCATGTAGAAAATGAAGCAGAAACATCTACATTGGTTAAAGAAACTGATGTAGATAAAGATGATGTTAAATTAGTTACAGTCCAACAAGATGAAGTAGTAGTTAATTCAGTATTATTAACTTTTAATACACTACCTGTATTATAATATGCATAATCATCTAAAGTTACCCATAAACTATGTGTAGTTAAACAAGATGATAGTAATAAAGCACCTTTGGGTTTTGGTGTTACATTTGTAATCCAAATTGCAGAACCATATTCGTTATTATTCGTACCACCATCAAGTGGTGGCATTTCTGAAGAAACTATTATACTTGAGTTTAATGAACCAGGTGTTCCAATCAAAATGGATGATGATAAATTGCTTGACCAAAATCCGTTTCTATTTTGAAGAGTTTGCGAAGTAATATATGGAAAGAAATAGTTACCAGGTGTAACCGCTGAATCACGCTTTAAAGTTAAAGTATAATCACACGGAATTCCTTTATATGGATATGCTAATACCTGCCCTGGAAATTTTGATACAATTGTCCATAGAATACGCATTCCATAAAAATTACTGGCAGAACCGATAGCCATTGGATTACATTGAGAAATAATTCTTTTAGTTTGTCCAAATGCAATAGTATCATTTACAATATTTCCATTTATATCAATGTAATTATAATATTGAAGTCCTTTATCACCAAGATTACTACCATACGTTATATCGATATACCAAGCTTCTACACCTGTATTTGGATATGAATTTATACAACATTGTGATGGTTGAGATGTAGTTCTACTACCACATACAGTTCCAAGTGAAACTTCTCTAACACAACTTCTATCAACAACTGATGTTACACATCTAGTTATAGGAGGTTGCCCCCAATATACCGTTTCTAATTGTTGATTACCACTACAATCATACCATTCAGCAGTTGCAGCACCACCAACAGAACATCCAATTCCACCATATTCAAATGTATAGTTTATACAATCGGTAGTTGTAAAAGAAGTAGATGGAGCAGCATTACAAAAAAAGGCTGTACCCGCTACATAAACATTACTCTTTATTATATCACTGCTATTAACAACATCCATACAAACCTGAACAGGTACTGAAACCTTTGTTGCTGAGCCTGATATTGATACACCATCGAATAAATAAGTAAAGTTTTGAGGAACTCCACTAAATGAAGTAGCTGAATAGTTTACAGTTAAATCTGCTCTTGTCGCTAGTTGATTATTCCAATAAGTTACGGGTATATACATAATTAAACCATATTTTTAATACTAACTGCGTATATTGAGGATGTATTAAATGTTGCAAATGAAAGTATATCTACGGAGTTAGGAAATACCGATGCACTATATGCAGAACCTGTTGCAAACTTTAATGCTGATGAGTAATTTAAACTACCAGTCGTAGATTGTTGAGTTACTAATAACTGAACAGTTTCGCCGGGTTGTATATTTGTTGTATTTAAAAATGTTACAGATGCAGTTGGTAAAGTTAAAGTAAAAAAGTTACCTAAACTTAAATCCATACTTGCTGTTTGAGATGTTACACTTAAATTAATTACTCTACCTCTAACACTTCCACTAAATATTTGATTACCATTGAATGTATTACTTCCAGTCGTTGCGTATGAGCCAGTAAATGAAGATAATGTATTTATTCTAGCATTTGTTAATCCATTCGAAGAAGAAACTGATTGCGATAACGAAGTTATATTATTATTCGTTGTTACAAAATCAGCTGCTATCGATGCACTAAATGATTGTGTATAAGCATTAAATGAAGAAGTAAATAACTTCTGATTAATATTACTTTGTAATACAGATGCAGTTTGTGTTAACTCTGCAGTTGTTGCAAAAGCTGTTTCTAAAGATGATGACCAGTTTTCTAATTCATCTAAACGGGCATCTACTGAAGTACTAAATGGTCCTTCTAAAAAATCTAAACGAGCATCTACCGATTGAGAATAAGAAGTTACATTACCAATTCCACTAATTGTAGAAGAAGAAATATTTCCTTTTACTTCTAAGTTATTAGAGATACCCATAGAACCTGTCAAAGAAGCGCTTCCTGACATTATCACATCTCCATTGAGTGTTTGTGTATCTAAGATGCTATCTCCTAATATATTGCTCCCTGAAGAGAATATAATTGATGATGATTCTATTAGTGTTACTACCTTACTTGCGAATAAAGTACCAACTACATTTAAATTATTTCTTACTTCAATATTAGAAGCAGTAATATCATTTGAGAATATAGTGTCTACACCACTTGCAGTAAATGCAGTTCTTAATGAAGATGTATAGTTTTCGAGGTTAGTAAATTCAGCCCACAAAGATTGTGAGAATGAGGTTACGTTACCTATACCATTTATAGTAGAAGAAGATATCTCATTACTAACAAATAGAGAGCCTGTATTTCTTTGGCTTCCACTTACTTCTAAATTACCATTAATTCTTACGTTATCGTTTACAACTACTTTACCTTCAATATCAAATGTACCTGAAATAATTAAGTTTTCAGATATTTCCAAAGAGCCTGTTATTCTGGCAGTTGGAGAGATTTGACCTCTGAATGTATAAGGCTGTAATGATTGTGGGAACTGACCTGCCATTGTAATATAGTAGCCAGATACCGATTGAGATACCGCAGTTACCACACCATTTGTAACGTTTATACCATTACCTATCCAACCAACTTGCACATCGGCAATTGATGGAGGATAACCACCCAATGGATAGCTACCAGTCACAAATACCGTATCAGTAAAGAATGGTTGTGTTGAATTTATATACGCCGGCGTTGATGCAGTAAAGTATGTATCTAAATCAAATACACCCGTTAATTCAGTACTATTATTTACAATTAAATTATTAGTAGTAATTGTATTAGATGCTGATATACTACCAGTTGCATTTAAATATACACCTAAGCCTGTACCAACTCCATCTTGTATTTCAACTAATGTAGCAGAAGCTGATGAATTATTACCAAAATGTAATAATGATTGATAGCTTTGTGAAATATATAAGTTACTTAAACTTCCCATTTTATTTTATTTATCTTTTAATCGTATTGCCATTGTCTATATGCTACATCCGTTCCTTCTCCCCACTTTTGTGGTGTTGTATTCCATATTTGTGGATTAGCCCATAGTTCACAATACTCACACGTTCCAAAATCAACATATGGTAAAGCAAGTATTGGTAAATTCACAAAATCAAAATCATCTGAACCATTGAACGTATCTACAATAGTATAACAATTGTAGTCGTAGTAGGTAGTGATGTCTCTTCTAGCATCTAATATATATTTGCTCATAAAGACCTGACCTATACTGCCTGATTCAGCTAATACCGCTTTATACTGCTCACCCGTATCACACTCTTCAATTATATATCCACTTCCACTTGGATTAACTAAAAAAAAAAGGCAACGATTTTTATCGTTGTGAGTAGTTAACTCAAAGGTTGCTACCCACCCCGCGAGTCCATTATTGAACCTATCGGAGAAGGGTTGACAAACAATATCTCCATTTACTTCAAATCCCTGCACCCCCCTTTGTGTGTAAGCCGTTAAATCGTTTAATACTGCAAGTGTGTTAGCATGAATATCAACCATGTCATCCACTCCGTAGAACGGAATAGTTTGAGCGTTTGTGCTACCTGATGATTCATTGTTTAGATTCTTTTGCTTATCAGCAATTGTTAATTGTACTGTAAAAGTAGTTGTTGATGTTTCAAATCTACTATCAGTAATTAAAACATTACCTAATGGATATTCGGTGTACTGCTTATCATCAATCGAGTCAATATCACCATAGGTAACGGATTGAATCGATGGATGGTTCTTCATTATCGTCTTAAAATAATTTAAAACGTTGTAATAAAGAGAGTAGTTTACGCCTGTATTATGTACAATTTGTTGTGCCATAGTTTATTATAATTGGATTCCACCAAAATATTGATTCGATTGGTCAGGATATATCTGCGTTTGATTTCCAACACTTTGTAAGTATTGAGGAATATTGTTTGAATATGCAATCAAATAGTTTTGTAATCTAAGTGCGTAGTAGTCAGCATTGTTTTGTGCTTTTTGTAAAAGGTAATCTATCTCACCTTTAGATGGAGCGATACCTTGCTCACTTTGTTGCTTTACTGCTCCATTAGATTTAAACTGAACTGAACTAAATGGAATATATTCAACACACGCATACCACAATAAGGTATATTTGATATGGTCATCCATTAAGTCCTGATAATATACATCCAATGTATTAAACGTATTGGTTTCTATTTTCGATTGTAGAAAATCAAATAAAACAGTTCCCAATAAGTTCTTTAAGTACTTATCCTGTGCAGTTCTACAAAATGGTAATAGAGCATCTGCATCTATCGCACCTTGTAGTGGGCTATTCTTAATGATATCGTTTCGTGTTATGAATAATGCGTACATATATTTGTTTATTTAAATTCTCTTTCAAAAAATGCTGATTGCGTTCCTACTGTTCTGATAAAATCTATATCAGATGTATCCACTGCTTTAGCCATTACAACATCTTCATTTGTATCTACCGGCTCATCCTCTGTTGTTGCAGGATTCTCCATTGAATCGTTTACCTCATCTTCTACTTGCTCAACACTCTTATCAGTTTCTTCAGCAGTTTGTGAAAGAATTACTAATGGAGTTAATTGTTCAAAGTATAATTCAGTATCAGCGTATCCGCCACACGTTAATGCGTAATCAATTGCGTTCAATAGAATGTTTTGGAATGGCATAATAGTCATCGTTTGCATAATAGAGAATGCCGTTTTCATTTCTTCTGATTGAGAAGAGAATCCATTGTTAGCAGTTCTAATACCAAATAATAAAGGCGATGTAATTCTATGTGATACTAATATTCTGTCTTGCGCATATTCCGCAACGTATTGAAACTTTTCGTGTAAATTGTCGATACTAATTGTATCAACAGTAGGTTTAGTGAGTGGGTCATCATTAAATGATAACATAAAACGGCCAGCGTTGTTTGTGCCCGTAAACTTAGCTTGAAGTAAATCTTCAATAGTTTGTCTTTCTTCAGGTGCAGGTACTCCATTGTTAAAGTTTACCATAACCATTGGCAAGAAGCCATTAGTAATATTACTTAAATGTAAGTTACTTAACTCTGCTTCACTTATACTGAATTGTAAAGATGAAACATAATCAGGCAATGCATAGTAATATAAACCAGGACAATAATGTTTGATGTAAAGGATTTCCATTTTCTCATTTGATGTTTCAAATGCAGGAATCTTTTTCTTATCTTTTATCTTTCTTTGGTCATTCCAATCAGTACAATAATAATAATTGTCGATTCTCGGAGAACCATATAGTTTTTCAGCACGAAGTGTTTGAACTGGTATGTGATACATTTTAATTATCTTAGTATGCTCATCATTCCAATAAACCTGAAATGCTGCATTACCAAATAATTTAAAATCAAATGATACTCTCTTTAATTCCTCTTGTGGTAATATTCTAGCTATTACATCATTCAATTCAGGTCTTTTAGAGTATATACCCTTACCAAATATTAAATCTGCAATACCTTCGATAGATGCTGCATTAGTTGTAGAAGTATTGTAAGCTAATGTTACGGCATCAAAGAAATCATCGTGTCCATAAACACCAAACGGCACCCAGCTGTATCGGGTCTTTGTATCTTCCGTAATTATAGGAAGCTGATTTGTGTTTACGTTAACTACTGAAAATTGTTGTTGTTGTTTCATATTAATCCATTATTATATATCGATTCTCTGATTGGTGAGAAATATATTGCCTATTTTTATTTTCATATACTGTCTTATCGATACTTTGTGAAGCAAATACCTGAAAAGAACCATTCCAAATTGGAGTAAGTGAGCCACTATTGATTAATGTTGCTCTATATTCAGCTCCAACATTAGCTCCACTTATGTCTAAAGAGAATGATACATATGATTCGTATGATTCGTATGTTAATCCGCTAATAGAAGCAGTGAAGTTTTCTAAGGTTGTCATATCTTGCAGACTCATAGTGTACTGCGAACTTGCAGTAGGTTGAGTTCTGAATACATACTGATTACTTTGTGATATAAAATATGCTAACATTATCTATGTTTTATCTTGTCTTTATCTATAAATAACAACTACACAACTATAAATAGTTAAGCATAAAAAAAGGGTACTACCTAAGTAATACCCTTTAATATTTTTTACTAATATACTGAATTAGTTAAATACGATTGTCGGTTGTGTAGATAAACCTGCGAATGCGTTAGTAGTTGTACTACCACTCAAAAATGATGCCGGCAAAACTTCCTGACCTGTGAAAGTTACTGAATAACCATAAAGGTCACCCATTGCTCCACCTGTTTGAATTGTACCTGCAGTTACATCTGCACCTTCTTTTTCACCAACTAACAATGCATCTCCGTTCATAGTCCATACAACGATTTGAGGTCTACCATAAGCCATAAGCTTTAATTGAGTAGTCATTTCGTTTGTTAATTTCTTCAAATTAAGAGTTAACTCTTGAGAGAAGAAAGTTGTACCATTATCACGAGAAGTATTTACAGTTTCAGTATATGCAGAATTACCTTTCAATTCGTAGTAATAAACCGTCGAACCTGATGGTAATGCGGTTACTTGTCCGCTTCCGTTTTTCGTAAAGGAGCCAGTAGTATAGTTAATGAAGTAAACTCCTTGAAGTCCACCTACACTTTCCTTACATACCTCTTGACGTCCTTGCGTTAATAAACATGCCATATACTTTAGTGTTTTAAATTTGTTAATAAATGGGTGAGGATTACTCCCCACCCGTTATTGTTAGTTAGTTATTAGTATGCTCCGTAGTAAACGATGTCCTGTCCGATACCAAATTGAGTACCTGCAGTATATCTCATTATAATACGATAGTTTTGTGAGCCATCGATATTAGCCATGTCTAATACTCTTACCTCGTTGTAATCAGATAATAAACCTGTTCCGAAGAATAAGTTTGATTTCTGAGCTGCTACGATTTTAGATGCACTCATACCTGGACATAATACGATTTCAACACCGTTGAAGTTGAATGGTTTCTCACCAACGTTCATTTGGTTGTTCCATCCGTTTGCACCGATAGCACCACCTGCTAAAGCTTGTTGGTATGCTTTTGCTACGTTAGTAGGAACATACAACAATAAATCTTCTTTACCATATACAGTATCTGGCACAGTATCTAATACTGAGTTCATTACTGATAATACGTTAGCTGAAGTGATAGAGCCAGAGATGATTACTGAACCACTCTTAGCTGCTAATACTGCTCCTGCTCCACCAGCTGCAATAGATGCAGATAATGCAGTTTGGAATCCAGGGAATGAACCATTCGCTGTTGTACCTTGCCAAATTGCTGTTTCAGTTGCTTCTGCAACTTTACCACCAACATAAGAGATTAAGAAATCGTTGAAGTTCTTTGGAATTTCATCGAATGCAGAAAATCCTAATTGTAGAGCTTCCCAGCTATCTACGAATTCTTGCTTACATAATTCCAAGTTAACTTGTAATTCTTTCGGAGTCAATACTTGCTCTGAAATAGATACACTACCTGAAGTTACGAAATCACAACTAGCATCTTGTACGATACCAGATACGTCTAATTTTTGGATTACAGATTTGAACTTCACGTTTGGCATGATAGTTACATATTTGTTGTCCAAAGTTCTTGCACTTAACAATGCTGCTGCTATATAGCCAGAAGCTGCTTCACCTGCGTAGGTAGAAGTAATTGTAGGAAGTGCGAAATTTTGTTTTGCTTTCATTTTTCCTTTGTTTTTTAAATGAGTTAAAATATTTTTACTTATAAAGTTTTGATAAGAATGAGCTTTGAGCGTTCTCTACTTTCTTACCATAATTTTTGTTATTGCTTTGTGCTGAGAATTTAGTACCCTCTTCGATTGGAGCACCATCTAATTTAGGAAGTTCCATTTCTTCGATATCATCTTCTTTTTTGATATCAGCTTCTTTGTCTACTACCTCTTCTTTTACTTCTTGCATATCCATTATCTTCTTCTCCATCTCTTCGATGCGATAAGCTAATTTCTCAACCATATCTTTCAATTCGATTTCAATAGAAGGTTCTTCATCTTCCATTGGTTCGCCATTGGTTTCAGGCATATTAGGGTCAACTTCTTCAGTTTCTTCAGCCATTAAAGTACCATCTTTTACTTGGTTCTTTTGGTCTTTAACTTCATTAGCTTTTTCCTTATCACCTGATGCTTGAGGGATATCTTCAGTTTTTACAGTTTCTAATTCAACATTTTCTCTTTCAACGATTTTACCATCTTTAGAGATTACTTTAATTAGAGTTTCATTTCCTTCAGTATCTTTCAATGATAACTCATGCTCACCATCTGGTGCAGGAGTTTTAGTTCCATCTTCTGATACTACGAACAAATCTTCACCTACATCGAAAGTAGCTGATTCTACGATTGTTCCGTCTTTTAATTTTGCGTAAGCTAAATTAACTTCATCTTGTGATAATAAACTTAATATCTTACCTAATACTTTTTTAGCGTTCATAATTTTTTTGTTTTTCTAAATTATATAATATATAACAACTTCGATTTCAAAAGTTGTAATTTTTTTTATT